CCGTAAACCTTTCTAGCTGTTAAATTTTTGTCATAATCTTCTTTCGTATAGTAGAAATGACCAATTCTATAAAGTCGTAGAATGCCGTTATTCGTTTCAAATGAAATAATCTTTGGAGTTTTTTTCATTTTAAGGAATAGATACATTGAAATTAAAAAACCACCTAACAAACCAAGAATTAGAAATACATATCTTGTTGTACCGTATGGATCTAAACTAAATTCACATCCAGTCATAATTACGTCATCCATTACATTGTTTTTCATGCTGTTGTAGTACTTTTTCATTGAAGAAATATGCACCGCATTTATCACAGCAATAAGTTAAACAACTCATTTTTGAACTTGTGGTACTAAATCCTTGAGGATCGTAACCATTGATTTACCATTACTCACTTGTTCCATCGTTGCTTCTGCATTTAACGGAAATTTTAAGTTTTTGATCTTGTCGAAATTGGCAGATGTACCCCAACGGATTTGTTCACCAACTTGACCAACGAAATTATCACTTTCTTGTAATTCAGCCTGAAAGAAGATCGTTGTTGAGTCATAAGCTTTACCATTAAATTCCCCCTTTGAACTTTTTGCGCCAAGTACGGTAATGGTTGTTTTAAATTGCATGAGATAGCTCCTCATAAATTGGTTGATTGATACGAACGGCTTGCATTGCTGCAATTGCTGAAAATTTCAGACGTTTAGGAACTTCATCTTTAGAAGATGAAAGCATGGTAAGTAATTCAGAATCGTCATAGACTTTTCGGAATTGGCGAATGTATTTACCAAACTGAGTTTTGGTAATTTCGATGGCTTTTTTCCATTCTATTTGTGATTGTTTTTTTATGATTTCTGTCTTTTCAGGCATGATGTATTGCCCTAATCTTGGTAATAAAACCTTTTCAAACACTGGATAAGCACCAATAAAATATTGTGATGGTGAGAGCAACATTTCTAATTCTAAGTAACGATCTTTGGATTTGAACTCAATTTCAATACGAACCCATTCGCTTAAAGGATCACCCTTTTCTTTACCTTTTTCATAAATTCGGCAAGATTTACCACTTTGACGACATCCAATATATAAAGTACGCCCTTTTCCGCTAGGACGTTTCCAATTACCAGCCTGTCTGGACTCAGGTACTCGACCTGATACCCAAAACATTTCTTCTGTATCCCATTTATCGGCTTCGTCTAAAGTGATGTATTCTCCCTCAAAATCATCAAAGCAAATATCTACACGAGAAAGCTTTGAGCCTTTGATTTGCTTCAAATATTTATAGAGTTGTTCATTCCAGCCTTTACGAGCAAGCGCACATCCTGAACCATTGATTTGAATATAGATATATTTTTGTTGATTTCCATACAGAACCATACCTAGATCATCCTGTAAGGTATAAGCATATCGATTATGATGCATGCCCTTATCACGCTTTTGACCTAGACCAAATCCAAATATTTCAAAGAGTTCTTGATCTATTACAGATTCAAGTAATTCAGTTAGAGCTTCTTCTTCAATTAAAGGATCAAGTGATAAAAATTTCTCATTAAATCTAGATAAAGGAATACCGTAAGTGGTCCAATCTATGCCTGCTATACCGTTATCGACTTTTGCAGCAAATGGAACTGGCATGATGCCTTGACTGGTAGAAATAATTTTGTGGTTATCTAAATATCTTGGAAAAGCCCATTGTTCAGATTGCAGTGATTCAATCGGTAACCCCATATTATAAATTGGGGGTTGAGAACCTTCCTGATTTGGATGTACCGTATTTTTTAGTACATTGGCTATTTTATGTTCAAAGGTTGGAATGACTGAATTTTCTTTAGGTTGCTTCTGTTTTTTAGTGATGAGTTGTTGGCAATGGCTTAACTTGTTTTGAACAACACCATTTAAGAAGTCTTTAAGGTTTTGGCAAACGCCAAAGTTAATTTCTGAATAAGTCGCAGCTAAGATAATTTCATCCATGATGAATTGTGATTGTTCATAGACTTCTGTTAGTTGATGAATATTTTTATCGAAGTCTTGGATTTTATTAATCAGTTCCCATGCCTTGTCCATCACCCTACTCCCCTAAATATTCACGAATTTCAGCATTAGCTTTTTTATAGGTTTCTAAGTGAGCATCAATGAGTGAATAGTCATATGACCAATCACTTGCCACCACTGCCAAATGTTCAAGACATCTTTCTGTAGATTCAGCAGGACAACATACGTCCAAACATGGATGACCATGTTCAGCAATGATTTTGGCAACTTGATTGAAAGCAGCTTGGATAAATTCGAGGTGGGTTTGGAACATTATAGTAGACATAGTTACCTTGTTTATAAGTTACCAATATGTGTATTTTTATTAAATCATTTTAAAAGTAACTCTGCAACTTAATTTTAAGTTTAAACTAAAACCTAGTTACTTTTTTAAATGGATTCAAAGTTATGGCAAAGGTTTATAAAATTCGAGATGACGAAGTCGATAGCATCAAAGAATCTTTGATGAAGTTCGTCATTGAGAAAAAAGTTTTGATGAAAGAATCAGATGTAATCCATGCTCTGATTAAATATCACCTTAAGAATTTAAAGGCTGATGAAGTTATGAGGTATCGAGAAGAAGTGCTCGATAAAATTGACTAAGCATAAAAAACCTGTCGATATAAAGTTATCCATTAATCGGATACTAACAAAGAATTAAATAATGTCTATATAAATCAAGTGTTTATAGATAAACACTTAAGCCATTTAAGCCATAATTGTTTATCTATAAACTTAAATAAATTTATAATAATCAATATTTTAAGGTTGAAATTCTAGTTTTTTTATAGTTTGTAATTATATGTAAATGATAAGGTATAAATACCCTATTAGTCTTAAATTTGAGACTAGAGTCCACCATTAGATAACGTGGACTCTTTTTTATTACGGTTTTTTAGGTGGTGAAGAAGTTTTTGTAGGTGAATTTGTTGGGTTATTTCCTGTTGACTTAGGTTGATAACCTAAGTTGGCGTTGTCAGAAGGTCTAGGAATGCTTTTAGGTTGATAACCTTCGTTTAAGTCAATAAGTTTGGTTTTATCAGACATTATTTATAACTCTATATTATGGTTTCTTTGGTGGTGAAGCAGGTTTTTGAGGGTTGGACGGGTTAGTTCCTGTTGACTTTGTAGGCTTTACTACTGATGGTCTATAACCATCTCCAATAGGTACTCTAACTTTATTAGACATACTTTTATCCTTTAATTAGGGTTTTTTAGGTGGACGACTAGCATTAGATGAACTAGGCGATGGTTTAGGTTGATATCCTTTTATTTCTGAATTTTTTGAAGATTCATTAGGTCTTGGTTGATAGCCTTCAGGGCTATACGTAAGATTTTTATCATCGATAGACATATTGCGGCCTTTTAATTTTAATGTTCAAAAAACTCTATAGATTGTATATCTTTAGATAATATTAGAATACCCTCAGACTTATCTCTTACTCTTTTAAATCCCCCATACATATTGAGAGTCCAAGTTTCTTCTAAATATAATTGAGGTTCTTCAGGATAGCTTGATGTGAAAGAGTTTTCAGAATATTTTCCTGCTACTTTAGAGCCATCTTGCAGTGTAACAATAATATAGTAGCTTTTACCTTGTGAAAAAACGAAATCCCAAGCTCTAGGCGTTGGATGTGGAGCATTTTTTCTAAAAAATTCTTGCTTTCTTAGCCACAACCAAACAGATGCAAGTATTATCGGGAAAATAAACATAGCAAAAATTAAAAATACAGTTGTCCAAAGAGTGAACTTTAATTCGTTAGTTTCTGTGATAAAAAGGAAGTAAAAAATAGGCCCTAAGATGGCATAGTTCATACAACTATATGTAATTGCATCAATAATAAGTTTAGTACTTTCTTTTTCTTGATATGGAGATAGTAAGGAGTAGGTTTTCATGGCAATAAAACCAGGAATAGCAAACACAATAAAAAGGAAAAGTTTACTAGATTCAAAAAGTTCCATAATTTTTAATACTTCTAAAGCAAGGTCATTCTGAAGTCGCATAACTTCATTTTATGTTAAATAGAATATCCAAGACTGTAGCCTACACAATGTTGTTTGTAGCTACAGCTCAGTAACGTGATGATTCAGATTATACATCACGTTACTGAGTATCCTAATGAACATAATATAAGTTATGCAGAAATCAGATCGCTACTCGACTTGCGTATCAGTTCAATCCTACGCAAGTCTGCGTGGCTATGACCTCAATATCTGGATACATGATGCATATTTGGTCAATCGTTTCCCGCATATTATAGGTTGCGGAAAATTAAAATTATGACCACCTATTAAAACTATAACTTTGCTGTACTGATCCTTCTACATGTTGTTGTAGTTTATGAATTAACAGCTTTACATCATTAATTTTGTCATTACTAGAGCTAACATCCTCTTGAATATAAATTAGATATTCATTCAACATTTCAATAAGTTGTTGCCAATTTTCTTTACGCATAGCACCTATTGATCGCTTATATCGCATGTATTCAACCTAGCGCGTCTGTTATTTTCATTGAAAAATAACTATTTTCAGTCCTTGCTTGCTCCTTAAGCCACTATAATTGTTAAAATCCAATCAATCAGAGATTGATGGCTTTTATACAATTTTATGCGTTTAAGCAGCTCCAATTAAAATCTATATTTTAAAATTTCTAATCTCATTCATGATATTTTTTATAGACAAATGATCTTGGATTTGAAGATTATCTCTTATGTATATGAGTTTATTTATATTTTTTTGAATAATTTCATGTTGATTAGAGTTTACTATTTTTTCTTGTCTACTTAATTTAAAAATTAAGCCACAGACAGCTTCTCTAACTATCTCATAATTAATAATATCTTTATATTCAATATCTTGCTCATTAAATTGAGTTTTATCTAAATGATTTAATTTAAATTGGATGAGTTCCATTATGTAACCTCAATAATCACTAAAGATTTGGATAAGTTGGCGGTTTATAAGTAGCATCTTCATTACTATTTAAATAAACATTTTCCTGTAAATATTGTTCTTTTTTCACTTTTGAAAAAGACATTCTACTATTTTTAGTAGACAATTTTTTGCATTCATCAACAGTTATATCAATGATGTCACCATATGAGTTTTTAGCATAACAATCAGATGATGAATCCATAATCATGGCTATTCTTGATAATTCTTGCTGCTCTAAACTCATCTCAGGCTTTTGTTCTATAACGTCAGGCTCTGATTGTACTAAATTTTTCTCATTAATATCCGATGCAACTACAGACTTTAATTCATCTTTTTTCAAAGGTGATAATGACGATTTACTAGCACCTGAACAAGAATATAAGAATAAACAACATGCGGCTAAGATAAATAACCCCCAACCGATTAAACCCTTTGGATATCTTGGTTTGGTTGTATCAATCGTAGTTGATTTATATAGCTTAAAAATACGTTGTTGAGGCTTAAAAGTAAATTTAGCTTCACAATTCATTTTATTGACTAATGTATTTGGATATTGTCGACACGATCCAAAGCGGTAAATCTTAGGTGTGCGTCCATATGGACGTGTAATGTGGTAATGACAGCCAATTAACTCTTTAATTGTCGGATGTAATAGACTTGGTGCTTGGGTAATAAAATAAAAGTCAAAACCTCGATGTCGATGAGTTGTTAACTCCATGACAATTTCATCTTTAACCTTCGTGCTAGCATAAGGTTCAACAAGTTGTATTTCATCAATTACAATAATTGATCCATCAGGACAAGTGCGCCAGTCATAGACATTAGCCCGAACATAATCTATTTTTAACGCTTTGATATTACTATAAATAGTACGTACAGGCTGAAAATGTTTAAAGCCTTGTTCACCTTCCCTATCTTCAATCCGTTCTATAATCTCATTATATCTAACAGAACGTAGGAAATAATAATCTGGTCGTAAATCATCAAAGTCTTTATTTAAAAATGAAAAATAATCTTCAGACAGTATTTCAAGTTCACTTTTCAACTCATGCCCCGAACCAACTTCAATTTCATAATAGCTAAAATCATCTTTATATCTTTCAAATAATGGCTGATTATGCTGATAAATGAGTTTATTCTTTTCCAAATTAACTTTATTTTTACGTTCAATAGAGTCAAGTTCTGTAACCACATAAGCTGTTTTAGATGCACCTGGAACACCAGTGACTAGATTTAAAGGCATGATTCATTTATTCCTGTTATGCAGCAATTGTCCTTCTCGTCGAAGCTCCTCGTCGTCCTCATACTGCATCTATAATTTTCTAAGACTTAGTTTTGATGAGTTTTGAACATACTTGGTGACGATTGCACCTAAAATAATAGAAAAGGCATAATCAAATCCTGCTAAACCAGCAAGATTAAGAACTGTCAAAGGAATTGCACCTAATGAGCTTTTAAAGGTAGTTACTGCTGTATTTAGTACTAGTAATAATGCCCCACTTGTAGCCAAAGTAATTCCTGCACCAGTTAATACATTCTTTAATAAACCCTTTTGTAGTGATGCAAATAACGTAGCTAGACTACTACTCATCTGTGCGAACTCCACCAATAATTAGAACAGCAATAAATGATGAAATTGATATAACAACTGGTTTTAAGATGTCATTAAGCATTGAGCAGAAAGGAGTGAAATCATGTATTCCAAAGGACTGAGAAATTCCACCGTAGTTAAAATCATATGTTAAGGGGGCTGGACATTGCCCACCAAATCTAATATTAGTATCAATATTAATGGGCTGTTCATTTTCAAACTCTAACTCAGTTTCTTGCTCATGTTCCTTCTGAGTCCAATCAAGCCATGAACATAATTTTGTTGCATAGTCACAAAATTCAGGAAACTTAAATTCACTATCTGTAGTTGTTTGATTGCCGTCTTTGTCTGTTGTGGTACTAGAGGATGAACCAGAATTATCAGATCCATAAACCTCATTTTCTTTTAAACTTTTATTAATATCTTTATAAGGCTCGAAATTATCAATAGTTTCTCCCCTTGTTGTATCTAATGTTAGAGCTTGAGCTATAAATTCAGGACTTAAATTGTCTGCCAATAAAAGTTCATCCAGTTTTTCAGCAGTTAAAGTTTCAGAAGTTGGGTTTGGATTTGGGTTAGGAACGCCATGTCCTGTTACAACTTGATTGCCTAGAGAAATACCGCTTTCAGTAGTTCTGCTATATGTTAATTTAACATTTTGACCATTTGTATCTGTTGTTACGTCAACTAAATTAATTTTTATATCCTGACTTTGACGCTTCATTAATGCAATTTGACAATTAGCCCAGTCATTGGGTGATGTATACCTTTTACCATCACAATTCCAAAAATATTTATCTTGATTCACGTATCTATATAAACCAGTCACTTCATCTAAAAAGTAACCATAACGATGTAATGTCCCTACAACGGCAGCAACACCTAATCCACCAGCACCAGTCATTAATCGTTTAAACATTGTTCGACCAACGACACCCCTTGGCGGCTTATAATCAAGTAATCTTGAAGTGACATCACGAGATTTTCCATTAATAATTTGCTTTCTCGTTCCTGTAATTTCAATACGTTTACTGCTTCCAATGCTATCAGTCGTAACCTTAGTTTCCCATTTTGTGTATTGATCAACAGCAAAAGTATCAGAACAAGCAAACATGGATACTAAAAATAGAATTACTAATAATATTTTAAAACAATACGATTAAAATCAATATCAAGATTGAACATGAAACAAACACCTACATTGTTTTAATAATCAGCCAACATGCTGCTAAAAGAATAAGAATTGGTATCCAGTTAAGTACTGTCGCTTCTTCCATTACTTCACCCTTTATTTGTATGAAATACCGCAGCCCGTATAAGCTACGGTATGTTTTAAGGTTTAAAACTAGGCAGAATTTGCACCACGTTTTAGGTAACGCCAGCCAGCAAAAATACCTAATACCATAAGTCCAACACCGAATAAGCCAACAATAGTTTCTTTAGCTCCTAGGATCTCTGAATTTAATCCTTCTGCACTTATTGAACTTGTAGCATTGGCATGGAACGCTAGTGCTGTGCCAAAACCCACGATTGCTGCTTGTTTAATACGTGTAGTAAGTGTTCTATGCTGTACTAGTTGTAAAGCACCACGTTTTTCAATGATTGTTAATTTTTCCATGGTAATATTTCCATTGGTTAGAGTTGTTTTATAGCTTTTGCAATCACTGCATAAGCAATGAATACAGCAGCTATGCCGATTAGTGAGCTACCAATAATTATCATTTCACTTTTTGTAATCGCTAATGATTGAAAAAGATCAGGATAACTAAAAGCTGACCACTCCAAGCATGTTTGCAGACCCGATTCATTTGGTTGTGATAAAGTCTTGCAAACGTGCATTTTTTAAAATCCCTTAATGAAATCAACAATTGACATTACTTTTTTAGTATCAGCTTCATGTGGATATAGTTTTAATTCAACAAGAATTCCTTTATCTTCCACATTTAGAAAAGGCTGGATTTCAACCATGATTAATTGAGTAAAATTCTTTTTCTGAAATTCATAACTTTGTC